GAGGTCTTCTTTCACCGCCAAACGACTCGAAAAGCCATGAATAGCCCTCAGCAGGTCACAGAAGGTGGCAAAGTGATTCCAATAGGCTCTAATCGGCCCACAGAGGTTGAAGAGAGACTAATAAATCAGCTTGTTGGCCGTGAATCACCGAGAATTCACTCAAAATTGCTTGATTTGCCCTCGCGTGGACTTGAAATCATAGATTTTGCCGATTCAATTGGGATTCCGATGCTGCCGTGGCAAAAATGGCTTGCAATGGAAGCTCACAAAGTAAAGCCAGACGGCAGATGGGCTCATCCACTCATTACATGCGTCGTCGCGAGACAACAAGGAAAGACTACGCTCATGAAGTTAAGGATTTTGGCCGGACTCTTCTTGTGGCGTGATGGATTACAGATCGGTACAGCTCACCGATTGACCACATCGCTTGAGACATTTCGAGACATTGTGAACATCATTGAAGAGAATGAAGAGCTTGCAAAACAGGTAAAGAAAATCCGATGGGCTCATGGATCTGAAGAAATTGAATTGCAATCCAAATTTGGCGGCTCACGGTACATGGTCAAAGCTGGCGGATCGGCAGCTCGTGGAATTTCAAAGCCGGAGACGGTATTTGTAGATGAGACACGAGAGCTTAAAGACGAAACAACTTGGGCATCGCTGCGATACACAATGATGGCTGCCAAGAATCCACAGCTGTGGACACTCAGCAACGCCGGAGACCAACATAGCATTGTGCTTAATCAGCTGCGCGAAAGAGGGATGTCAGCTGCAAAAGGTGATGACATCGGTTATTTTGAATGGTCTTCAAATTACGAAAAGATTGATGATTCGCCAGCATTTTGGAAAGGTGCTGCAATGGCCAATCCAGCATTAGGCCACACCGTACACATCGACAATTTAAGAGCCGTGCTCAATGATCCGCCCGATGTTGTCAAAACGGAAGTCTTATGTCGTTGGGTGGCGACGATCTCAGCTGCTATCCCTAGCGAGGAATGGAATGAATGTGGCGAGGATGATTTAGAGCTAGATCCCGAAAAGACAACATGGCTTGGCATCGATTGTTCGCCGGATCGTAGATCGGCAGCTCTTGTTGCCGCTCAGCAAATCGATGGAGAGCGATTCTTTGTAAAGCTGTTGCACACTTGGCACAATCCGATTTCGCTTGATGATAAAGCTGTGGCAAATGACATTGCTCCGTATTGTCGCGAATTTCCAGTCGAAGTCGTTGCTTATAGCAAGAGAACAAGCTCTGCGATCGCTGCACGACTCGTGCCAGCCGGTATTCCAATCACAGACATTGATGGTGCACTCTATGGACAATGTTGCGACGAATTGTTAGGAGCTATCACATCGAAAAGATTGCGTCACAAAAATCAGACAGAATTATCCAAGCAGATTCTATCAGCGGCTCGATTACCTTTCGGGGATGGTGGATGGACAATCGGCCGGAGAGCTTCTCAATCAACTGTCTGCGCGACGGTTGCGACTGCATTAGTCACACACTTTGCGACACGCCCAGAGACGGATCTTGACATCATGGTGGGCTAGAGGTACAAGTCCTGCGAGAATTCGCGCATGGGATTAAAAGAATTTTTTGCGCCGACAACGGTTAAAGCCGCGCCGGAACAAATTACCAATGACATTGAAGCTTCAATTGCGCCGTATTACGCCGAGCAACAAAATCTCTTCTTTGCTGGCATAGCACAAGCATCACGAGCTGAAGCAATGAGCGTTCCAACATGCGCTCGCGCACTTGGAATTATCCAGACAATTGCATCATTGCCTATGCACACTCGCAACACAGCAACCGGCGAAAAAGTTGCTCAACCGCGTGTTATCAATCAACCTGATCCACGAATTCCCGGAGTTACATTCTGGAGCTGGATTATTTCCGATCTTTTCTTCTTTCCGAGCGCGTATGCACTTGTCACAGAGCGTTATGCGGACACAGGCAAAATCCGCGCAATGGAGCGTGTCGCACCGGAGCGCATCTCAATTACGACAAATGCAAATGGCACAGAGATTGTTTCTTACTCAATTGACGGCACTTATGTCGATCCAAATTTTTTAGTCGTATTTGCTGGAACACAGGAAGGCTTGCTTTCACGCGCTGGCCGCACGATCCGTGCAGCTGCGGCACTTGAAAAAGCTGCAATGAATTTTGCCGTTGAGCCAATTCCACAAATGGTGTTGCGATCAAATGGCACATCACTTCCGGCAGATCGCGTTGCGAAATTGCTCGCGGCTTGGCGTACAGCACGACAAAACAAATCAACAGCGTTTCTCAATGCCGATGTAACGCTTGAAACACTTGGCTATGATCCAAAGTCAATCCAATTAAATGAAGCTCGCAATTATGTTGCTCTTGAATTATCTCGCGCTTGTGGATTGCCAGCGTACTTCACGGATTCACAGCAATCCTCATTTACTTATTCAAACGCGCTTGATAAGCGTCGCGACCTGGTGGATTTTGCTTTTAGAAATTACATGTCAATCATTGAAGAGCGATTGTCATTTCAAGATTTTACGCCGCTTGGAAGTGAAGTGAAATTTGATCTTGATGACTTCTTGCGTGGCAATCCTTATGAGCGCGCACAAGTTTATGAAATCTTAAATCGAATCGGCGCAATGTCGATTGATGAAATACGCGAGGAAGAAGACATGCTGCTATGAAAATCACAACACCAATGACAATCACGGCGGCAGATTCAACCGCTCGTACAATTACAGGTCGCATCGTTGCATTTGAAGAAATTGCAAACGCATCAACCGGCAAAGTAATTTTTGCAAAGGATTCTGTCGTACCGGCAGATGTCAAGCTCAATCTTGAGCATGATCGCACTCGTCCAATCGGAAAGACTCTTTCAATGACAGTCAATCCAGATTCAATCGATGCAACATTCAAGATTGCTAATACAACAGCCGGTTCAGATGCACTTGAAGAGGCAATGGCTGGATTACGCGACGGATTCTCAATTGAATTGGCCGTTGATGAATACACAATGGAAAAGGATGGATCAATGCGCGTACTTGCAGGAGAGCTCACCGGAGTTGCACTCGTTACGGAGCCAGCGGTGCGATCGGCTCGCGTTGCTGAAGTAGCTGCAACAGAAGCCGAAGAAGCACCAATACATTCTGAATCGACAGTCGATGCAGAGGAAACACCAACAACAGAAGGAGACGAAGTGGACAACACCGTCACAAACGCGGATACCGTCGAGACGGTAGAAGCTGCTCAGTCAGTAACAGCTAGCGCAAAGCCAGCTGTCGGCGGATGGACTTCAAAGCCACGCTTAGAGTTCACAGCCGTGAAGTTGCTTGAAAACACAATCAAAGCATCACTTGGAAACGAAGATGCTCGTCAGTATGTATTAGCCGCGGCAGATACAACAGACAATGCAGGTCTCGTACCTACACGCCAGCTCACAACCGTGATTAATGGCCTTGCCAACACAACACGCAGCAACATCGATGCAATCTCTCGTGGAGCATTGCCAGATGCAGGTATGACATTTGAGATCCCAAAGATCACAGTTCTGCCAACAGTTGCTCAGACAGCTGAAGCCGGCACACCATCAAACACAGATCAGAATTCTGCATTTGTATCAGTTGATGTTAAGAAGTACGCCGGACAACAGACATTTTCTGTTGAATTGCTAGATCGCTCAAATCCATTGTTTATGCAGGAGCTTATGAACAATCTCGCTGCACAGTACGCAAAGGCAACCGATACAGCTGTAAATGCTGCATTGATTTCTGGCGCAACAGCTGACTCAACAACAATCACAACCTATCCAACAGCTTCAGAGCTTCTTGGCGTAGTTGCTCGCGGTGCTGCATCTGTTTATTCAGGCACACAGGGCTTTGCTCGTAACATCATTATGAATACTTCACAATGGTCAAATGTCATGCAGCTAAATGACTCTGGACGCCCAATCTATAACGCACAAGTTCCACAGAATGCCGGCGGCGTTGCTGCTCCAACATCTGTACGCGGAAATGTCGCAGGATTGGATCTTTATGTAACGGCTAACACATCTGCAACAACAGACACAGACGGTTCAATCTTGATCGTCAATCCAGATGCATACACATGGTACGAGGGACCTACTTATCAGCTACGCGCTGATGTGATTGCTTCAGGAGAAATCTCAATCATGATGTACGGCTATGGCGCAATTGCAACGAAGATCGGTGCTGGCGCGTTTAAGGTCAACAAGGCGTAATCCGCCACAATCAATCATGGGCTAGTTCGCTCCCGAGCTAGCCCAGTCGTAGAAGGGAAGAGCTCATGCCATCCGTCATCACAGCTGCACAGTTGCGATCTGTTTTAGGTGTGAGCTCTTCTCTTTACAATGATGCTTATTTAGAGCAGATCATTGATTCGGGAGAAGCCGTGATTTTGCCTCTTCTTGTTGCAAATCAATCTGCCGTTGATGCTTATGGACTAACAGACAATGTTGCGTATTTTTATACAGCCAGATTGCATGACTTTGTAATTGGTCAATCAATTGTTGTTGCTGGATTGCCAGCACCATTCTCAGCAACATTCACCGTCACAAAAGTTGGCGATTATTATTTCACGGCAGCTCTTACAAATGCCAATGTGACAAAGCGCGCGATCGTGCCAAATGGCACAGCAACTCTTTCCGGCTATGGCGCAGCAACACTTTATGCAGCAAATCCAGCTATTGAATCTGCTATGTATGCCGTCTGCATTGAAATCTTCCAAAGCCGAATTGCTGCCGGCGGTCAGATTGAAGGCGTCGATTTTGCTAGTACGCCATACAGGATGGGCCGCAGCCTCACAAATCGCGTGTCGGCTCTCTTACAGCCATTTTTAGATGTCGAAACGATTTGTCAATAATGCCAGCATCATCGATCGCGGTTGATGTCCGTGGAGCTCTTAAAACAGCAATCACATCCGTTGCAGCTAATGTTTATGATTCAGTACCGGAATCTCCGATGGTTCCATTTGCCGCTGTTGTTCCATCCGCGCCGTATCTTGAAACTGTGTTAATTGGTAAAGCTGCCGTCAAAGTAAAGGTCAATCTTGTCATCACTCTTGGCGTTGCAATGTATTCCAACGCAGCTGCACTCGATAACATCGAACAGCTCACAATAAGCATTTTGGCGGCGTTGCCGGCAAACTACACATTGGGAAATGTGTCTAATCCAATCCCAGTCCAAATTGGTGCTTCTGAAATTCTCGCTTGCGAGATTGAAGTATCAACCTATTACACTCAAACAAACTAAGGAGAAATACTGTGCCAACGACCGTCATTACTGGACGCGATCTCGCATTGACGATCGCGACAGTTTCCTACGACGCACAAGCAACGAGCGTCACACTTACAAATGAACACACAATTGAGACATACCAAACTCTCGATGGCCGCGCTTACAAGGCGATCGATGATTCTTGGACTCTTGATGTTGAAATGCTTGCAGACTGGGGAGCGACTGGATCACTTTGTGAAGCAATGTGGACAGCTTGCGAATCAGCACCAAATACAACCGTCGCAGCATCATTGACAGGCGCAACAGGCGCGGTCTTTGCATGCAACATTTTGCCGGTATTCCCAAGCGTGGGCGGATCAGCTCCGGGCGCGCAAACCGTCACAATGTCATTTCAAGTAGTTGGAACACCAACAGAAACATTTAGCTAAGAAAAGAATCGGGAGCAAAAATGAAACTCAACATCACAATTGAATACTTCTCTGGGGAGTCTGCAACCTATGTTGCAGCTCCGCCAGAGTGGTCAAAATGGGAATCAAAGTTCGGCAAAACTATCCAGCAAGCTGACTCAATGGGAGTCAGCGATTTACTCTTCTTGGCGTATAACGCTATGAAGCGAGAATCAGCCGGTAAAGCGATCAAGCCTTATGAAGCTTGGATTGAAACCGTTGCGGATGTAGAGGCTGGATCGGATAGCCCAAAAGTTATCCCGTCGGAAGCTTAAATCGACTACTTGTTGAGCTGGCCATCGCGACTCACATCCCGATGGAAAGTTGGCAGACGGCGGAGCAGGTTTTAACAGCACTCGAGATTTTGGAGAATCGAAATGGCAGGTAAGCAAGGTGTTTATAGCATCGAAGTTGAACCTGCTCAATTAAAGAATTTGATCCAGACTCTCAACAAGCTTGATAAAGAAACACAAAATGTTGTACGCGATAAAGCTATGGGATTATCTCAACGACTAGCCGGTCAGTTGATGATGTTCTCCCATAGTGCTCCAGCTCCACAGACAAAGTTGGTTGCACAGACTATTGCTGCAAAGCGAGATCGACTGATCCGTGTGGACATCGGTGGCCCAAAGAAGGTCGGCCGAAAGTACGGCGGAGAATCCAGCAAGAGCGGCAAAGGCAATAAAGTCCGTCAGAGCGCAGCTCCAGCCGGTGCGCTTTTGTGGGGCACAGAATACGGATCGGGCCCGGGCGTCGATTCAATTGGTCGTGCCTACACAGGAAGGTTTAAAGCTCCACGCAACAAGCGCGGATACTGGATTGCTCCGGCGGTTGATTACTACACACCAATTGTTGCGAAGGAATACATCTCAATGATTCAAGGTGTTATTGAAGATTTGAGGTTGGACTAATGGCCGGAATTCCAAAAGTAAAGATAACCTTTGATGCCGATTTTGATGAATTAAAAAAAGGCGTCAAAGGCGCACAAAATGAGGTTGAGGGATTTTCAGATCGCATTGGCAAATTTGGAAAGGTAGCCGCTGCCGCTTTTGCAGCTGCATCCGTCGCAGCTGTGGCCTACGCTGGCAAACTGGCAATTGATGGCGTTAAGTCTGCCATTGCCGATGAAGCTGCACAGAAGAAGTTACAGCTCACATTACAAAATGTTACCGGAGCAACAGACGCTCAAGTCAAAGCTACCGAGCAATACATAACAAAAACTCAGCTTGCTTTTGGCGTCACCGATACAGATTTGAGACCATCTTTGGAGAGGCTTGCTCGCGCCACCGGAGATGTGGACAAGGCAACAAAGCTTCAGACATTAGCTCTCGACATTTCAGCCGGTAGTGGTAAATCGCTTGAGGCTGTCACAAATGCCCTTGCTAAGGCACAGGAAGGCAATACAGCCTCTTTGGCAAAGCTTGGTGTGGGATTATCTGCCGCACAGCTTAAAACGCTTTCTATGGACGAGATCACAAAGAAGTTAGCAGACACTTTTGAAAATCAGGCATCGGCTAAGGCAGACACATTTCAAGGCAAGATGACCAGACTCTCAGAAGCTTTCAACGAAGGTAAAGAGACGGTCGGATCATTTATCCTTGATGCTATCACGCCACTTGTATCAGGCTTTGTGGACAATGTAATTCCAGCACTTTCAAAGATGTCAGAATCTCTTGGCAAGGATCTTAAAGATCCAATGAATGCTATCAAGGGAGTTCTAGTCGATTTTGTCATTCCAGCGTTTAAAGCTTTTTATGGCTTTCTTGCTGATTATCTTGTGCCATTTTTTGCCAGCATCTTTGGGCCAGCAATCAAAGGGATCTCAACAGCTTTCGGCATAGTCAGCAAAGCCATCTCAGACAATGAAGCAGATCTGCAACCGTTGTTCACACTATTCAAGAGCCTTGCCACATTTGCCAGAGACACACTAGGGCCAGCAATAGGCACAGTTCTCAAGGTTGCATTTGAAGTCGTGGGCACAGCAATTGGAGCTGTCATTACAGCTGTTTCAAAGCTTGTTGGATTCTTTGATGATGTCATTGATAAGGTCCAAGCCTTCATCAATTTGGTAAAAAACAATCCTTTGGTTTCAGGGCTTGGCAACATCATTGATAACATTTTCGGCGGCGGTAAAGCTGCCGGTGGGCCTGTATCCGGTGGCACGACTTACATGGTGGGCGAGCGCGGCCCTGAGCTTTTTACGCCATCAAGCAGCGGCACAATCATCCCAAATCATCGCTTAGGCGGTAGTGGTGGTGGATCGACCTATAACATCACCGTCAATGGAGCAATCGATCCAGAAGGTACAGCGCGCACCATTATCAACATTTTGAACAATTCAAGCTATCGTGGCACATTGGGCGCAGGAGCGTTTGCATCGTGACCTTGTGGCAGCCTGAATGGAAAATCCTGATTGACGAAATTGATTACAGCTCATCCACGATGGCAAATCTCAACATCACTTCAGGGCGCACATCAATCTATGAACAACCTGTGGCCGGATACGGTTATGTAGAGCTCATCAACTTTGACAATGAAAACTATCCATTTACCGTCGGTGCAGACATTTTGATTTCGATTAAGAATTCTGCCGGCACTTATGTCAATTTGTATGGCGGCTTTATCTCAGACCTTGAAATTTCGGTGCAATCATCCGGATCTATTGGCTATGTCACCACAGCTCGCATCACAGCTCTTGGCGCATTATCAAAGCTTGCCCGGGCTAACTGGGAAGACGCACTCGCCAAAGCTTACGACGGCACACAGATTTACAACATTTTATCTGATCTCCTTTTAAATAACTGGAATGAAGTTGCACCGGCTTTGACTTGGGCAAATTATTATCCAACGACAACATGGGCAAATGCTGAAAATGTTGGACTAGGTGAGATTGATACGCCTGGGCAATACGAAATGATTGCTCGATCTGCCGATCCTGTTTCAAGCTATACGATAGCTTCACAAATTGCAGAATCCGGACTTGGTTATTTATACGAGGATTCATCCGGTCGGATTGGTTATGCCGATGCTGTCCATAGACAGAATTACCTTGCAGCTAACGGATACACAACAATCTCGGCAAATCAAGCCATTGGCGTGGGCTTGCGCTCGGTCACACGCTCGGGCGATGTGCGCAATTTCATCACTTTGAATTATGGCAACAGCTCAACACTCAATCGAAGTGATCTAGCTTCTATCTCAGAATACGGCAAATTTGCGGAAATCTTTGACACCAATCTTCATGATGCAACACAGGCCGGATTGGTAGCCGATCGCCGCTTACAGCTAAAGGCTTATCCGCAAGCATTTTTTGATTCAATTGAATTCCCATTGGGATCGCCGGAAATCGACGACAGCGATCGTGATGCGCTGCTCACCATTTTCATGGGCTTGCCTTTGCAGATTGAAAATCTACCGGCAAACATCGTGGATTCGGTATTTCAAGGCTATGTCGAGGGCTGGACTTTTCGAGCTTCTTACAATGCCCTCTCGGTGGTCATCAACGCATCACCAATCGAATTCTCACAAGTGACACTCCGATGGAATCAAGTGTCGGCTAGTGAGTATTGGAATACACTCAGCCCTACTCTTACATGGGAAAAAGCAACAGGATCGGTGGCATAAATGGCAACGACAACAACAAACTTTAGTTTTCCAATCCCACAATCGACGGATTTGGTCAAGGATGGTGCAACGGCGATTGCCGCTCTCGGCACATCCGTAGACACACAATTTGTTGATCTTAAAGGTGGCACAACTGGACAGGTATTGGCTAAGGCTTCAAATACCGATCTCGATTATTCTTGGGTGACAACCGATGATGCTAACGCGATCCAAAATGCAATTGTCGATGCAAAAGGCGATTTGATCGCAGCAACTGCAGCTGATACACCGGCGCGATTGGCTGTTGGTACAAATGGTCAAGTGCTGACAGCTGATTCAACAGCAGCAACCGGCCTTGCTTGGGCAACACCAGCATCATCATCGCCATTAACAACAAAAGGCGATCTTTACACTTATTCAACAACAAACGCCCGACTTGCAATTGGTGCGGATTATGGTTTTTTACAAGCTTTAGCAAGCGAAGCAACTGGCAACAGATGGAACGCTACCGGTTGGACAAGTTACACCCCAACAGTTACAGCAGGATCTGGAACCATTACCACGGCATCAGCAACTGGTTACTGGATAAGAATAGGTAAGTTATGCGTTGTATTCTCATCTTGGTCAATTACGACTAATGGGACAGGTGCGCAATCAGTTAAATTAACTTTGCCTTTTACAGCAATTTCTGGTCATACTGGTGGTCAAATTGGTGTCGGTCGAGAATACGATGTAACAGGTAAAATGTTACAAATTGAAATTCCAGACTCTTCTGGAACTGCAATGGCATACAGAAATTACGATAATACTTATCCTGGTGCAAATGGTTACAAAGGCTCAGGCATGATTTGTTACGAGGTGGCATAATGACAAAGTTTATTTCTAACATGGGCAATGATGATTTTGTTTCAGATGAGACTTATCTCGCTCGTCTGCGTTATTGGCGTGATGGTGAGTTAGCGCGTACAGACTGGACACAGGTTGCTGATGCGCCTATTGATCAAGCTGCATGGGCTATCTATCGCCAAGCATTGCGCGACCTACCGGCAAGCAATGTTGATCCACGGAAGATTGATTTGCCTGTCGCGCCATGAGTAACTATCCAGAAGGCACAATCCAACGCTTTATTGAAATTGCGGCGGTTGAATTAGGCACGATTGAAGAAGGCAACAATCTTACTAAGTACGGCAAATTTACAGGCTTTGACGGCCAGCCGTGGTGCGGATCTTTTGTCAATTGGTGTGCTGCTCAAGCTGGAATCAAAATGCACTCGGTTGTTTCAACAGCTGTCGGAGCTCATAAATTTAAAGAGATCAGCCGTTGGTCAAACCTGCCACAGGTCGGTCGCTTAGCATTCATGGATTTCCCACATGACGGCGTGGATCGTATCTCGCACATTGGCATTGTCGTGAAGCTTCTTGCGAATCATCAAGTGCTGACAATTGAAGGCAATACATCCGGCACAGGCGATCAGCGCAACGGCGGCATGGTTATGCTCAAAGTTCGCAATTACGGTGAAGGCAAGGAAATTGTCGGATTTGGATTTCCAAAATTTGTGCCACACAAAGGTGAATTCCAAGATTTTGAAATTCCAACAACAGGGATCGCTCAAAAGAAAGAAGGCAAAAAATGGACAAAGCCAAAGAAGTAGCAGCATCATGGGGACGGTCATTCTTGGCCGCAGCCTTGACTCTTTACATGGCCGGAGTCACAGATCCAAAGACTTTACTTATGGCTGGCGTTGCAGCTGTCGCACCGGTCATTTTGCGTTGGTTAAATCCAAATGACAAAAGTTTCGGAGTCACCGGGGAATGAGTCCGAATGAATGGGCGGCTGTCATTACATGCTGCATTGGTGTAGTGACTGCCGTCTATTCGGGAGTACGCATTATGGTCAGATCGGTCATGCGTGAATTCTCTCCAAACGGTGGATCTAGCTTAAAAGATCAGGTCAATAGAATTGAATCGCGACTTGACGCTCTTTACTCAAAATTGATTGACTAGCCTTTACAATTATGCTATGGCCCAAAAACGAAAGTCATCAAGGCGCGTAGCTACGGTTCGAGAAGATAACTACACAGCTCTCGAACAATACGCCATTGCTCTCAATGAGTATTACAAAGCATTGAGAAAGGCTGGTTTTTCGGTCGAATTAGCACTCGGCATTTTGAGTGACAAAGATTCTTATCCGGGATGGATTTTGCCAGAGCCGGTTGATCCAAACAAAATCGGTTCGACGGAATACGAAGACGACGACGAATGAAAAAAATAGTCGTAGTCAGCGATCTTCAGGTCCCTTTTGAAGACCGTAGGGCAACGACCAATCTTGCTAAATTCATCAAAGCTTTTAAAACCGATGAAGTAATAACAATTGGCGATGAAATAGATTTCAACACGATCTCAAAATGGAGTCGCGGCCTCAGCGAAGAGCATGAGCCTACAATTGGCCGGGATCGTGACCGTTGTGTGGAGCTTCTCTGGGAACTCACAAGGCATGTGCCAGAAGCTAACATGGTCAGAAGCAATCACACCGACAGATTGTTTAGCTCAATCGCCAGCCGTCTGCCAGCATTGCTAGGTGCTCCAGAGCTTAAATACGAAAACTTTATGAAACTAGATGAATTAGGCATCAATTTTCATCGTAAGCCTTATGCAATTGAGGGAACGAACTGGATCGCAATCCACGGTGATGAGCAAGGTACGACACCAAATGCCGGAGCATCGGCGTTGAGAGCTGCAAGGCTCCACGGTAAATCCGTCGTACAAGGCCACACACATCGTCTGGGAATTTCAACATTTACAGAATCCAGCGGATACAAAATGGGCCGAACATTGTGGGGAATGGAAGTCGGCAATCTCATGAGGTTTTCAGCTGCCAAATACACAAAAGGGACAGCCAACTGGACTCAGGGATTTGGCATTCTACGCGTTGAAGGTAGCAAGGTCAGTCCACAAATTGTGCCCATCGAAAAAGATGGATCTTTTATCGTGGACGGTAAGGTTTTCGGATAACGACACGCCGCATTTTGAGCGTAGTTCTTGCATTTGTCAGATTGATGCGTCACTCTTTTTCTCAGGTAGCAGGATTTGTTACCTAGAATCGGGAGTTCAAAAATGGTGTTAGACTTGTTGGATGGTGAAACATTGTTTCGCCTTGTTGGATTAATTATCTGGACCGTTATCACTTTGGCTATTGGATACTCAATGGGCTTTAAAGATGGCCGACGCGAGGGCATAGCTCGCGGCAAGGCAATTGGCCGACACACATCGAATGCGATCAGAAAATGACAGAGTTAGCGCAAACGATTAAAGCTGCAATTATCGCTTCATTTGGATGCTGCCATGATCTTCAAGGACATGGCTGTCCGAATTGTTTATCTCAACACATAGCAGACACATTGATTCAACAAGTCGAAAGGAAAACAAATGGGCTTTCTTGATAATTATGAGGGCAACAAAGAGCGTACAGATCGGTGGATCGCCACATTTCCGCTTGGCAGATTAGAAGCTCACATTGTTGAATTCAATGCTGACAAAGGTTATGTGCTCGTACAAGCTAAGGCATGGCGCAATCAAGAAGAGACAGAGCCAGCCGGCATTGATTATGCCTATGGTTATTTGGCCGCTTACAACGCCAACATGAAACGCTGGTTTATTGAAGATACCGTCACAAGCGGATTGATGCGAGTGATGGCTTTGGTTATGGGCGGTGCTGAAAAGACCACAAAGGAAACAATGCAACAGGTTGAATCTATGAGTGCAAAAGTGGCCACAGCGGATCCAGCCCAGGAGTATGACTATTGGACAACAAAATTTGGTGATGTTCCAAGTTATGCAACAGCCGAAGCAGCCGAACAGGTTGGCATTCCATCTTTCGGATCATCGATGGATGAGATCGCAAAGCAACTCGGCGGACAATTGGTTGAAGCTGCACCGAAGTGTGCACATGGGCACATGATCTGGAAGCAAGCAAAAGATGGTGCGCCTAAAAACTGGGGGGGATACTTCTGCACAGAGCGCACAAAGGCATCACAATGTGTGCCGCGTTGGTATGTTTTGGCCAGCGATGGAAAATGGAAGCCGCAAGTATGAGTGAGTATGTAGAGCTCATCAATCCCAACACTATGACATGCAGACTTCTAAAAAATGGCGTAGTCGTGGCAATCTACAAAATGAGCCAATGTGATAAATGCTCCATGTTATCTAAGCATGATGACTTTGGTTATCAAAAGGGATACGACAATCGTGACAACATCATTTGGTTTTGCGGTGGTTGTCGATGAAGATGAAGATAAGTGAATACAAGGCAGCAATGTGCCATTGTGCAGCTCTTAAATTTCGATCAGCAACAGAGCGTCTTGGGAGCGAGCCGAGATACAATTCGAAGCTTAATTTCCACGATCAGATTGCGGAATTGGCCGAGAGCTTTGCAGCTGAATGGGCTGTGGCCGATTACTTTGGCTTAGCTTACGATCCGATGGTTGCGACCTACAAAGACAAGGCAGATGTGGGAAATGGCATTGAGGTCAAATGGACTCGCTACGAATCGGGGCATCTCATTATCTATCCGCCAGATCGAAACACCGATGTAGCTGTATTGGTAACTGGAAAGCATCCAGATTATGTGATTGCTGGATGGATACCGGTGGCAATGGCAAAGCGTGATCGATACAAAAAGAGCGATCAGGATTCATGGTGGATTGCTCCGGCTAACTTACAGCCCATTGAAAACTTAAGGAGATCGAATTATGGAGAAGCTGCAATTTGAATGTAGGAAGTGCAAAAAGGTAACAACTCAGCTCATTCGTGTCATTACGGATAATCTTCCAGAGCATGTAAAAACAATCCAATGTACGGTGTGCAGCTGCATGACGGTTGCCATGATAGGAGATTCCAATGCCTAATTATGACTACATCTGCGAAATGTGTTTAGAGGTAGAGACGGTACATCGATCTATCAATGACAAGCTTGCCAGAGATCCTTATTGTGCCAATTGCACCATACCGATGATCCGTTTATACACAGCTACACCAGCAATCTTCAAAGGTAATGGATGGGGAGCAAAACCATGAAGTTATCCACAGGAGTTATGCACAGGTTGTTGAACACGCCCAAGATCACGCTCAATGTTGCGATGTATTTGCGTCGTTCGGTACGCTCCATGCTCGTGGGCGAGCCGCTATGGCGGATAGCTCGCAAGCGATGCTTGGTGCTATTGGCCGCTCTATGTGTTGTTAGCACAACACCGGCTCAGGCAACAAAAGATGCAACATACTCAATAGATCATCTCAAGCTCTATGCACATTCCAGATTGATTGATTACAAAGAATTCCAATGTCTCAATAGCATCATCACAAAGGAATCTCGTTGGAATTACAAAGCGAGAAACAATAGTCATTATGGTTTAGGTCAGATGAAATCAAAGCATTATGGTTTGCTTGATCCATACAGACAGATCGATGCCACTATCAAATACATCAATCATCGTTATGGGACAATGTGCAAGGCATGGGCACACCATGACAAGGGATGGTATTGATGACGCTACATTCACAGCGTAAGAGCAACAGCACACAATGGAAGAAGCTGCGCTTACGCATACTTCAGAGGGATGGCTACCAATGCTTCTGGTGTGGAGAAGAAGCCAACACATGCGATCATGTGATACCTGTGGCAAGAGGTGGATCAGATGATCCGGATAACCTTGTAGCAGCTTGTAAAAGATGCAATTTCAGTCGTCAAGATAGGTTGCCAGAAGAGATGAATGTAGTTCGTCAGAAGAAGGCTGGCATTTTTTTAGATAGGGATTCCAC